GTGGCGTAGATGTTCTGCCAGACCACGGTCTCCAGAGCGAGTCCTTGCTTCCGTCCCGGGCCGCTCACGTAGAAGTGGGGCGCCTGAACGACATGAATCGGGCCGTCGTTCTCGCTCATCACGATCTTCCCGGCCAGCATCACGTTCGTGTGGGGGTAGATGTGGCGGTGGGCCACCACGAACACGCCGGCCGGGATGACGCACTCCCGAATGTAGATCCCGGGCCCGAAGCGGTGGATCACCTGGCAGCCCACCTGAGGTTGGGTGAGCGCGAAGGCTTCTGCCACTTCGGCCGGGACGGGCGTCAGAGCTTCGGGGGAGGGGGCGGGCGATCGAAGATCATCCCCCGGATCGCGCAGTCCTTGGAGTCCAGAAGATGCCGCAGGGCGACCGTCCGTTCCGGACCCTGCGGGACCATAGCGACCACCATCGTCGCCAGATCGATGTACAGCGCTCGGACATCCTCCGTCTTCTTGCGCGTTTCCGGATCCAGGTCGACTCGATGGAACAGCTTGAGCATCCGGTCTTCGGTCATTTTCCGCTCCTTGGTTACGTGATGATGAACGCATTACAACCTCCAACTGCTGGGAAAACGGGAACATTGAAGGTCGTGGTTCCATCGCCAATCCCGTAGGGGTACGCGGTCGCGGTGTGCACACCACTCTGCGTTCCGGTCGTGTTGATCGCTGCACCGCCGGGCGTTGCGCTGACGTTGAACGTGTTCGTGGCCGGGCTCTTGACGTAGTAGACCGTGCCGGCGATGAGTCCAGTCGGCAGAGCGCCGTTGGTCGTGAACTGGATCGGTGTGTTCGCCGGGAGACCGTGGGCCGTCCAAGTGACGACGCCCGGCGAGGCGATCGTGATCGTCACGGCGGCCTGGGGGACGATCTTGTTGTAGAGCGCCTGAAACCCAAGACGCGACACCGCGGAACCGTCCGCTGGCAGCGCGCCATCCATGGTGGCATACGCACCGTAGATGATGGCTCCGGTGGGCAATCCTTTGAGATCAAACAGACTTTCGAGGGCGCGAAGGGCTTGCTGGTCCTGGGTAAAAGCGGCCAGCTGCAGGCGGTTTCGAATCCTATCCGTGTTCACCATTAGTAAATGTGCGGAGTGATCTCCGCGATCAGTCTCATGGCTGTCAATCGACTCGAAGAATCCCCGCGAATGCGCTGGATGCGCCAGTTCTTCCAGGGGCCCTGCAGTAGCCACTGGATGCGCTTTTCGGTCTCACCGTTCTTCCCAGACCGGACGGACCGGTCCTGGCTGTACTTCACGCCGTCCAGAGTATAGGAGGTGGAGACCATCGGGTCTAGGCCGGGCACGACGTACCCGGTCGTGGCGACCAGCTCCAGCCGATCGATGCTGGCACCCTTCGTCTCGTTCCGCATCATCTGGGTGGAGATCTCCCAGCGGACATCCGCGCCCCAGTGGGTCGACACCTCATCGGAGAGGATTCCGATGGACTTGGATAGAGGGTCACCCACCACCCACATACCCTTGAAGAATGTGGCAAAGCTGCAGCGATTCTGGGCGAATCCGGTCAGGGTCGACACGCGGACGTGCCAGACCGGTTGCTGCGCGACCGCCGAGGCCGTGGCATCGTAGACCAGGGTCCGATCCGGGAGCCGGACATGCAGGTAGTTGCAGTTGTCCTTGGTGATCGACTCCAGGATCGCGGTGGCCAGGTCATCATCCGAGTAGCTGGCCAGCGTCTTCCCGATCTCGATCGTCGAAACCGGGAGAAACTGCCCGTTCCGGGCCAAATAGACGCAGTACCCCTCGTTCCGGGCTCCGCCGATGAAGGCCACCTGATCCTGGAAGATGCAGGCCGCCCGGACGCCTACCGCGCCCTTCGTGATGACGGCAGTCGGTACCGGAGCAAAGGGGAAGAACTGGCCTCCAATGTTCTGCAAGAGGTCCGTCTGGTTCTTGCTCACCACCACAGGCTGATTCTGGATCTTGAGGAGCGACTCGACGGTGTCCGGTGTGTTGATCTGGAGATACTTGTTCGGGTTCACCACCGTGGGCGCGGTCAGGTCGGTCACCACGATATTGGTGCCATCCGTGCACATCCAATACCCGTCCACCCACATCATATCCGTCAGATTGGCCGGCATGTTCGGGTCGGTGACACTCGTCAGCGAGGCACCGTCCCAGAAATAGAGTACACCATTCGCGAGGATGCCCAGCAGGGTGAAGCTGAAGTCCATCTTGACCGGACCGGTACCGGGAATGTCAGCGATACTCGCGACCACGCCGTTCACGTCCACGGTTATCAGTTTCGTCCCGCTGACCCGGTAATGCTTCCCATCCTTGTTCCAGACGATCCCGCCCCGGTCCGCGCCGATCCCCGCCGCGAAGGATACGATCCCCTCCGCTGGCTTCAGGAACCCGTCCAGGACGTTGTCCTGCCCCGGGACTGGCACCATATTCACCGGGTAGTTGACGCGCGGCGCGCCGGTGGAAGGGTCCACCAGCGTGCCGGCGAGGATGGGTATCGGGATCGGCTGGGCCATCAGGTCACCATCACCCACACGTTGTTGACGGCATCAAAGCGCATCCGGAAAGAACCCGCGCCCGCGCCGGCGACCAAGGTGGTGGGCGCGTTGATCACCGTCAGCCCGGCCGCTGACACGGTGAGCGCGGTGATCGTCTGGGTCGTCGCGATCAGGATCTCCTGGCGGTCCATGGCGGCACCGGCCGCCGGCAGCGCAATCGTCAACGTCGCCAGGACTCCAGCCGGCGTGAGGTAGAGGAACACCGGGACCGACACGCCGTTGACCGCCGCCACAGTAACCGTCGTACCGGCGGTCGGAGTGGCATACTGGGTGATCTTGTCGTCACCAGAGGGCGGCTGCAGAAGCGTTTGTATGAAAGCGGCCAGCTGGGAGATGGATACGCGCCGTGCATCCCCGTAGTTGTTGGTCGAGGAGATCGGCACCTGGTCGTTGCTGGACAACGTGAGCGCCGCGTTGAGATCCGAAATCGCCTTGATCGCCATGGTGCGCTCCTACTTGAAGGGGAGTTCCCCGTCGTCTCCGGTGCCGATGGAATTGTTGTCGTCGCTGTCCAGGAACGGGCGGCCCGGCTGACCGCGCCAGGTCTTGTGGCCGGCGCCGGCCGGCATGTTCCGCGGGAGGTGGCGCTTGGAGGGCTGCGCCGACCGCCTCAGGAGACTCTGCTTCCCGTTGTTCGCCGAGCGCACCACGTGCGGCATCACCGCGCGCCCCAGCTTGCCGGCGATGAGCAAGGCCAGATTATCGACCACGGCCATCACGGCCATGTCCGGCAACCCCGAGTCCATCTCTGGATCACTGTCGCCCGGGGTTGACGGCATGGGCCAGCCCAAGCGGATCCCGCTCAAATTCCAGTCGGCGATCATCATGTCCATGTCCACCGTGGTGGCAGAAAGCTGCTCCGGCGGCATATCGAACACGTAGTCGGCCAGGCCGATCCTCTCGAACGCCTTCTTCACGAGATCCTTCTTGAGCCATCCCATCAGAGCACCTTCCTACCTTTCTTCCCCGTGTCGCCGGCCTGCTTGGCCGCCGCGTCGGAAAGAGCCTTGTCCCGCGCCGCTGCTGCGGCCAGGGCCTGGCTGGTAGCGTTGCTGACCGCGGCATCGGCGGTGAGAACGCGGTTGATGGCGTCGGTGAGCTTCTGCTGCGCGATCGAGGACCGGAGCTGCGCCGTGTGGAGGACTTTGTCCTGATCCTGTTTCGCCTGAAGGGCTGCCGCTCTTGCAGCTCGAGCTGCATTCGCCTTGTCGGTGGCGTCCGCGAGGACTTTCTCCGCGGCATCGGCCGCAGCGGAAGCATCCGCATAGGCCTTGTCGATGTCGACGGAGTTCAGCGTTTCCGCGTCCAAGGCATTCTTGGCCTTGAGCGCCCGATCCGCCGCGTCATCCCGATTCGCCGCTGCCGCGGTGGCCCGCTCCTCCGGGGTGAGGGCGGAAATCGCCGCTCCCGGAGTCGAGGATTCGTTGTTCAGGTCGTAGGTCTCCATCGCCTCGCGAATGGACGGGGACCACCCCTGCTTGGTCAGAAGGTCGAATGCGTCCTGATCCGGCGCGGGCTTGTAGTCGAAAGTGTAGCCGCTGGGGCCCGGATTGCTGCCCGGGCACCGATAGACCGTTGTGGGCCGAAAATCGCTCAAATCCATCGCCCCTCAGTTGATCCGGTAGGTGATGAAAGTGTTGGCCGCGGTTTTTCGGGTCCTGAAGACACCGGACGAAGTCAC